GAAAAGTTGCGTGGGAGGCATCAGCCGTAGATCAAATGAAAGGGTCGTGGAAAGACGAGTTTGTTTTACTAGCTTTGATGATACCTGCAATCTGTGCCTTCTTACCTTTTATGCAACCACACATAGAACGTGGGTTTCAGATTTTGGAAAGTTTACCGGAGTATTATACCCACCTCTTATATTTAGCCTGCTCTGTCAGTCTGGGGGTTAGGGCGGCACCTGGTATCAAAGGAATGATTTCTAAGAAGAAATGACAACAAAATGCATAAAGTGTGACTGCTTATGCCATTGTTGTTCAACTTGTATGTGCGAATGCACCATATGCGAACATGAAGAAACAGAAACTAACAACAACAGTTCCTCCTAAAAGAGGACCAACACCACAAGGGTTGAAAATTAATTATAAAAAGATACAAATAGTTAAGACAAACAAATAAGGATATTCTTAACTATGAAACACACCTATTTTACGATACCTGGGTGGTTCAATTACTCTGAAACTTACGACATCGTTGTAGATCAAATAGCCGATGATGGTGTCATTGTAGAAATTGGATCTTTTCTAGGTAGATCGACACATTATCTTGCAACCGCTCTTTACAATGCGGGAAAAGAAGATGTAAAAATATATTGCGTTGATACTTTTGAAGGGTCAACAGAACACGCTGGTATAAAACTACCAAAAGATTTCTCATCTATATTCAAAGATAATTTACAATTTTTTATTGGAAGAAATATGGTTATACCTTGTCAAGGTAGATCGGATTCAGAAGAAATTTTAAATCAATTTAAAGACGAATCTGTTGATTACATTATGGTTGATGGTGCACATGAATATGACGCTGTCGAAGATGATATTATCAATTGGTGGCCTAAACTAAAACAAACAGGTGTTATGGTTGGTGATGACTATGCTCTTAATTCAGTAGCTGAAGCAGTAAAATCAGGCTTAGGTAAAATGCAAAGAAATAATTACGGAGTTAATCAAGGTCATGAACAAACATGGCACTGTGCTAAAGATGGACAAAACAAAGTTTTTGAAAAAAGAATACCAGGAGTTAATGCTTACGTATGAGCATCTTTGTAATTCATAATTATCAAAAAGAACTAAAAACACTCAAAGAACAACTTCATGAACATTTGACACAAGGGGTTGAAAACTTTGAAGATTACAAGTATATTCAAGGAAAGATACATATGCTTGACATATGCCAACAGGAAATCTCTCGCCTGCTGGATCAAGAGGAGAAAATAGATGACTAAGACTTTATACGTTCCAGAGGACGTTTTAAAAAAAATAAAAGACCCAAATGAGGGTGTAAACCCTAATCGAAAAGAACTAGAAAAACTTCCCCAGCCAGTCGGTTGGAGAATTTTAGTTTTACCTTTCAAAGCAAAAGAAAAAACTAAAGGTGGGGTTATTCTCACAGATAAAACTTTAGAAGATTCTCAATTAACTGCATCGGTTGCGTTGGTACTAGCTACTGGATCTGATGCATATAAAGATAAAGAAAAGTTTCCTAATGGTCCTTGGTGTAAACAAGGGGATTGGGTTGTGTTTGGCAGATACGCAGGATCAAGACTAAAAATAGAAGGTGGAGAAGTTAGGTTACTTAATGATGACGAAATACTCGGCACAGTTGAGTCACCTGAAGATGTATTAACAATTATATAACATGGGAGGTAAACCATGCAAACAGTGATAAACACTGTAAAAGATGAAAAGCTCGTAGATCTGGACACATCAGGCGAAGGAGCAGAAATCGAACTTGAGGATAAATCTCACGGCGCTGTAAGTCCCGAAAAATACGAAGACGTAAAGACTGAAGAAAAAGATCCTTTAACCCCTAAGGTTGAAGCTCCAGAACAACAATCAGAGGAGATGGATCAATACTCGGATAAAGTTAAAAAGAGAATTGATAAACTTACATATAAAGCAAGAGAGGCTGAAAGAGAACGTGAAGCTGCATTACAATATGCTCAGAACGTTCAAAAAGAATTAGCTGAAGTGCGAATGAAAACACATGAAGTTGATAAAGGCTACATGTCAGAAAGTGAAGTTCGCAACAGAATGGCTTCCGATCTCGCTCGTGCAAATCTTATCACTGCTAGAGAGCAAGGTGATTTCACGAAAGAAGAAGAAGCTAGACAAGCTCTTACAAAACTTGATCTTGAAGCTGAAAGAATACGAGTAACTAAATCTAAAAAGGAGCAAGAATATGAAGAGTTCCAAAAGAAAATGGAGCAAGAACAGCAAACCAATATACAACCCACATCTCAAAGACCACAGCCTTCACAAAAAGCTCTGGCGTGGGCTGAAAAGAATACTTGGTTTAGATCTGACGAAGAAATGACAGATTATGCTCAAAGAATTCATAGAGGTTTAGTAGCGGAAGGATTTGACACAGAATCAGATGATTACTATAATGAATTAACTGTAAGAGTTAAAAACAAGTTTCCAGAATCTTTTAAAGATTCGGATCAGGCTACCAGAAGCAACAAAATCGCCCAACCCGTTGCCTCTGCATCAAGGTCTGCAACCAGTGGGCGCAAATCTGTTAGGTTAACTCCTAGTCAGGTAAAAATAGCAAATAAACTTGGAGTTCCTCTAAGTGAATATGCTAAGTACGTTTAGGAGGTACAACATGACAGATAATAAAACACCAAGAAGTGCACAAACAAGGGCAACCGAGGAACGTAGAAAACCTTGGCAGCCACCGTCTCAACTAGACGCACCACCATGTCCTGATGGATATAAGCAAAGATGGCTTCGTCATCGTGTAAATGGAGCGGATGATACTAAAAATATCAACGCTAGACTCAGAGAGGGCTGGGAATTAGTCAGAGCTGACCAATATACCGGCAATTTATACGCTGCTTACAATGGAAGTATCAAAGCTTATGAGGGTGTCATCAGCGTAGGTGACTTGCTATTGGCAAGAATCCCTGAAGAAACTGTTGCCGAGCGTAATGCTCACTACAAGCGAAAGACTGATCAACAGACTGAAGCTTGGGAAACAGATCCTTTAAGGGAACAACATCCAAGCATGCCTGTCAATGTTGATAGGCAGAGTCGTGTGTCTTTTGGAGGTCCTAAAAAGACCGAATAAAGCACACTTAATAATAAAGGAGAAGAACTATGGCAAATCAAGCTGGATATTACGGATTCAAGCCTGTCAAGATGCTAGGTGCTGCTTATAATGGTCAAAGCCAAAATGAGTACACAATCGGCAACAACGAGGCATCCGCAATATATCAAGGCGACCCAGTAATTTTGGTCGCAAATGGTGCTATTGATGTCGGTTCAACTGCTGGTGCTGAACTTATTGGTATTTTTAATGGTTGTGAATACACTGATCCAACAACAGGTAAACCAACTTGGAGTAACCACTATCCAGGCAGCGTAGCAGCGGCTGATATTAAAGCATACGTCATTGATGATCCGAATGTAATATTCGAGGTCAAAGTTGACGACACTAACGGCGGTCAAGCGCAAGTAGGAACAAACTGTAACATTGCAACATACACTGCAGGTTCATCAATTGATGGAATCTCAAACGTTGTTGTTGATGGTAGCACTTTTACTACAAACGCTGGCGCTAATTTTAGAGTTGTAGGTTTATCAACTGATGTTGATAATTCTGACTACACTGCAGCAAATGCAGCGATTCAAGTTAAGATTAACTTACACTCACTAACAGATACAACAGGTATATAGGAGGTTAAACTATGGCTATATCTAGAAGTCAACTCGTTAAAGAGTTAGAGCCAGGTCTAAACGCACTATTTGGCCTGGAGTACGGACGTTACGATGCAGAGCATTCACAAATATTTGATACAGAATCTTCCGACAGAGCATTTGAAGAAGAGGTAATGTTATCAGGTTTTGGTAATGCGAGAACAAAGAGTGAAGGTGGATCAATTGTTTATGACAATGCGACAGAAACTTTCACAGCACGTTACACACATGAAACAATTGCACTTGGTTTTGCAATCACTGAAGAAGCTGTTGAAGATAATCTTTATGACAGAATCTCAGCAAGATACACAAAAGCACTTGCACGTTCTATGGCAAACACTAAGCAGGTTAAAGCTGCAAACGTATTAAACAATGCGTTTGATGGTAACTTTGCTGGTGGTGACGGCGTTGAACTTTGCTCTGCAGTACACCCAATTGTAGCAGGAACATTCGCAAACGAATTAGGAACTGCTGCTGACCTAAACGAAACTTCATTGGAGCAGTCTTTAATAGACATCGCTGCATTTGTTGACGAAAGAGGTTTATTAATTTCAACACAGGGAAGAAAGCTTATCATTCCTTCTGAGTTACAATTCGTAGCTGAAAGACTTACACAGTCACAGTTAAGAGTTGGCACAGCAGACAATGATATCAATGCCACAAGAAATATGGGCATGATTCCTGAAGGTTATGTTGTAAACCACTACTTAACAGATCCAGATGCATTCTTTATTAAGACTGACATTCCTAATGGATTTAAGTTATTCCAAAGATCCCCAATTAGAACATCTATGGAAGGTGACTTTGACACTGGTAACGTAAGATACAAAGCTAGAGAGAGATACTCATTCGGTTTCTCAGATCCTAGATGTGTATTTGGTTCTCCAGGTGCTGCATAGTCCGCACAATAAATAAACTCATGAGGGGGCTTTCATGCCCCCTTTTTTTATGGTACTAATTAAGAACTAGCATAATAGATTACATGGACTGAGCTAGTCAGACGGTATAGAGACTATGTAATCGGTCTATACAACCTAGGAGGTTTATAATGGCAAATACAACATTTTCAGGTCCCGTCAGATCCGAAAACGGTTTCGATTTTGTAACAAAAAACGCAACCACTGGAGCAATCACAACTAATGCTACATACGGCAAAAGTATTACAGGTGGTGTTCAATCTTTATCAGGTGCTGGTGCAGTTGATTTAACTAACTTAGTAACTGAACTAACTACTACTGGAGCTGATGCATTAACTTTAGCTGATGGTACAACTTCAGGTCAAATTAAAATCATTAACATGATCGTTGATGGTGGAGATGGAACTTTAACTCCAACTACTTTTGCAATT